ATGCTAAGTACACAGATGGCGCAGTAGTTGCAGCGTTCACCGCTTCAGGAACTGCAGCAGCAACACAGGCAGCAACAGTTGCAGGACTCAAGGCATTTATTGCTAAGGAAGTTCCAGCAGCTTATGCAGCTTCAGGCAAATTTGCCAAGAACCTAGTTGCTAACACCGCTTGGTGGGAGACAATTATGTCTGCTGATGACACAACCAACCGCTCACTCTTTATGGCAGCACAGCCACAGAACGCGACTGGTAATGTCTCTGGTCAGTCAATTCAGGGCAATGTTCTAGGACTCAACCTCGCAGTTGATCCACATATGTCCGTAACAACTCTCATCGATGAGTCTGCTTTCATCGTTGCTCCAGAGTCATTCCGTTATTACGAGTCACCTACAACCACACTTCAGGTTCAGGCTCTCGCAAATGGACAACTTCAGGTCGCTGTTTACGGTTACTACGCAATCGCCCCAATTTTTGGTGGCGGAGTACGTCGCTTTAACCTCACCTGATAAATAGTCAGGCTGGCCGCTCCCGACCAGCTTGACCCCTTGAACGATAGGAGAAGAAATGCCAAGTATCATCACAGCTACGCAGCTACGATCGGTGCTTGGCGTTTCTTCATCCTTATATAACGATGCTTATCTTGATGACATTATTGATACAGCCGAATCAGTTATCCTGCCAATGCTTACAAAGTTTGCAGTCGCAGTTGATGCCGTCTCCCTAACTGATAACGTTGCTTACTTCTCAACCTCAAACTTAAATCCTTTTACTGAAGGTCAATCAGTAGTTATTACGGGATGCGGATCACCTTTTAATGGAACTCACACAATTACAACTGCTTTACTCAATGACTCAGCGTTCTCAGTATCGATCACAAATGCGGATGTCATTTCCAAGAACGTCATCCCTAGCGGATTGGCAACCCTCTCAGGCGCTTCTACTTATGTCGGCAATAGCGCAGTCGAGTCAGCCGTTTACGCAGTTTCTACCGAAGTCTTCCAATCAAGAACAGCAGTCGGAGGACAAATCGAAGGAATAGATTTTGCTCCTTCACCTTTTCGACTTGGCCGTTCACTTTTCAATCGAGTCTCTGGTCTTTTAGGCCCTTATCTTGACGTAGAGACGATGGTGCAATGAGTATCCTTTCCTCAATCCGGCAACCATTGGCTACTGCGTTGGCTGGTGTCTCGGCTAACGTTTTTACTCACGTTCCAGAAAACGTCCCAGTACCAGCCGTAATTTTAGTTCCAGATTCGCCGTATTTAGAATTAGAGACAATCAATAAGACAGTTCTTCACGCCAAGATCAATATGACCATTACTTGCTGCGTAGTTTATGCATCAAATCCTGCAGCTCTCGACAATCTCGAGCAGCTCATATTCTCAGTTTTGGGCGCAATACCAGCCGGCTACCAAGTCGGTCCAGTAGAACGTCCAACGGTTACTCAAGTCGGTTCCAGCAATATGTTGGTCGCAGACATTCGAGTTTCCACCTATTACACAAACTAATCTAAGGAGAAAAAGTGGCAACCACAGTAATTACCGGTCGCGACATTTCGCTGTCTTTCACAGGTGGAACTGACATCGAAGCGCAAGCAACCAACGCTGTATTGACTAAGACTTTCGTTCGCGAGACTTATCAGACTCTCGATGGCGAGGCTTACAAAGTTGTAAACACAGAGGGAACTTTCCAGCTCGATATGCTAGCTGATTGGGGTAAGGCTAACTCAGTATGTGAGGCACTTTGGGCAGCTTGCGACAGCTCACCTAACACAGAGATCAGCGTAACTCTTACAGCTGCAACTGGCGCACAATTTGTATTTCCAATCCTGCCTGAGTATCCAACAGCAGGTGGATCAGGAACTGCAGCACAAACAGTCTCTTACACCTTCAAAGTTGCAAGAGGCGAAGTCACCGAAACATTTAGTTAAGAGGGAGATCGGGAGCAATGAAATTACCAATCACAATTACATATAACTCAGGCGAGCAAGCCACTTATGTAGCCCAACCGCCTGAGTGGGCAAAGTGGGAACGCGAGACAGGCAAGACCATCCAAGATGCCTCAGGTATCGGTATATGGGATTTACTATATCTCGCTTACCACGCGCACAAGAGAGCCAATGCTGGTAAGCCAGTTAAGCCCTTTGAAGCTTGGATAGATACCGTAGCCGATATTGATTCCGAGAGTGATAGCCCAAAAGACATCCGGTCGGAAGCCTCAATCGACTAATAATCGAATTGGCTATCGCGACCAGAATCCCGATGGAACACTGGGTTGATGCCGATGACATCCTCACAGCCTTAGATATTTTGAAGGAGAGAAACGGTGGCAAGTGAAACGATTGCTTATGATCGCCGCGAGCTCCGTTCTATTATCGGCGCGTTCAAAGCAATGGATCAAGAAGCAATTGACCAAGCGAGAAAACAATCAAGCGCACTTGCAGAATACGCAGCCAATGAAATTAAAGCCTATTCAATTACCAGAACCTTTGGACAATCGGCAGTCTCGCGAATTGTTCAAGGAGTCCGAATTTCGAAATCCAGTAAAGTTGGAGAATTCTCGTATGGCTTTGCTTCTCAGCGTTTTTCTGGTGGAGCAACGACAAGAGATCTCTGGGCAGGTTATGAATTTGGAAGTAATCGTTATAGCCAATTCCCAAGAAGAACTCCAAGCAAAGGACGGGGCAATGCTGGTTACTTCATTTACCCGACCCTTCGCAAGATTCAGCCTGAATTAGTAAAGCAATGGCAAGAGGCTTTTTCTGATATTTTGAAGAAATGGAATAAATAATGGCTGAGAGTAGAACACTTAAATTATCGATTCTTGCAGATGTAGATGATCTAAAAAAGAAGCTTGGAACAGGCTCACAAGAGGTCGAAGGCTTTGGATCTAAACTTGCTGACTTTGGTAAGAAGGCTGCCGCTGCATTTGCAATAGCTGCTGCCGCTGCCGTTGCTTATGCAGGAAAACTTGCAATCGATGGTGTTAAGGCTGCCATCGAAGATGAAGCTGCTCAAAAGAAACTAGCTACTACTCTCGGCAATGTAACAAATGCCACCGACAAACAAATAGCTTCGGTTGAAAAAGCCATAACGGCTATGTCGTTGCAATATGGTGTTTCTGACGAAAAATTAAGGCCATCACTTGATCGCCTAGTTCGCTCGACTCAAGATGTGACCAAGGCCCAAGAATTACAAAAACTCGCACTTGATATTGCTGCTGGTACTGGTAAGGATCTAACGGCCGTCTCTGAAGCCCTTGGTAAAGCCTATGATGGAAATCTCGGAGCTCTGAAAAGACTTGGCGTTGGAATTGATGAATCTATAATAAAGAATAAAGATTTTGATGGTGCTGTCGCAGCCCTATCTGAAACCTTCGAAGGACAAGCAAGTGTCCAGGCAGATACTTTCCAAGGAAAGATGGCTCGTCTATCAGTAGCTTTTGATGAAGCAAAAGAAACAGTTGGCTCATTTATCCTCGATGCAATTACTCCAATAGTCGAGAATATAGTCAATAAGGTAATTCCTGCCGTATCTACTTTTATCGATTCTATGGGCGGTAAAAAAGGAATCACATCAGCTTTTAATGATTTTGTAGCAGCTGCCAAAGCATTTGTTTTGCCAGTTATTGAAGGTATCCAAAATGCTTTTAGGACAGTTAAAAAAGCTGTTGAAGATAACAGAGAAGAGCTTGCAGCAATTATAGATTTCGCAAAACGATTCTTGCTGCCTTTCTTCGGGGGAGCTTTGAAATTAGCTATTGAAGGGGTGGCTCAAGCCTTTTCCTTGGTTCTTAATGTCATAGGTGGAATAGTCAATGGCTTAGAAGCAATGATTAGTTTAGGTAAATCTATTGGAGGCGCGGTCGGTGGCATCTTCGGAGGCGGTAAAGCTATGGGTGGTCCGGTCAATGCCGGAACTACTTATCTAGTCGGTGAACAAGGTCCAGAATTATTTACTCCATCAACCTCGGGGAATATAGTCCCAAATAACAAACTCGGCGGTGGACAAACAATCAATATCAATGTCTCAGGGGCTATTGATCCAATCAGTACGGCCAGACAAATTGCTCAAATTCTTGGTTATGAGGCTACTGCTTCAGGTTCGTTTTCGAGTCTTGGCCTAAGTAGGGTTTCTGTTTAATGACTTGGAAACCTGACCTTACAGTAACTATCGGCGGTACGGTCTACACATCCAGTACCGTTGATTCTGTTCAGGTCTCCTATGGTCGTTCAAACGTCTGGGAACAGGCTCGTACAGGCTACGCGGTAATCAATTTGGTTCAATTCACAGAGTCCTATCTAAATATCGAAATCAACTCAACTGTTGTAGTGACTATGGAAAATTCGTCTAATGTCGCAAAGACTATATTTACAGGCAAAGTAAATAATTATGATTCTCGTAGAGCTGCCCAAGGTCTAATTCAAGGGGTCACCTACCACACTATTACGGCTGTCGGTCCATTCGCCAAAATGTCCAGAACAGAAATTGCAGGGTCTAATTATCCTAAAGAAGATGATGATGATCGTATGACTCGAATCTTCAATGATGCCGGGGTGACAATAGATGTAGTGGATACGCCAGCAGTCTATGAGCTTATGGAAAGAGTCGGTAGCTTAATTGATGCGTATAGTCTTGCTTCTCAGACTGCCAGCGAATTATTTGGCTATATCTATGAGACCACAGATGGCAAAGTCGGATATGCAAATCAATCTCGCAGACTAAATGAAGTCCAAGATAATGGATATTTTCAGATACCAAAATCGATTATCAATTGGAATTCTTTTGCCAGCTCAAGAAATCTAGGAGATGTCCTAAATAGCGTTTCAGTTGATTATAGGGCTGGAACTGTAACCTCGACCAATGCTGGATCTATATCAACCTATGGCCTAGCTTCTGGAAAATTTAGTACTACGCTGCACAATCTGGCAGATGCTCAAAATCTAGCTGACTTCTATGTGGCCACTCGCTCAAATCCTCAGACCAGCGTTTCGAGTTTTTCAGTAGCTTTGGAATCAGATCTGATTACTAATGCAAAGAGGGATGCCCTAATTGAGGTCTATATGGGCAAACCTATAGACATCCAAAACCTCCCAGCTAGCCTTTATGACGATACTTATACAGGATTCGTTGAAGGTTGGACTATTGTGGCAAATAGGGAACAGGCAACAATAAATCTAATTACTACTGATTCGACTTTATCGCTTGTCCCGACTCGCTGGCAGGATGTGGATCCTGCTACGGACTGGACAGAGGTAAGCAGTACAATACGGTGGTTCGAGTATGAATAGGGGTAAAAATGGCAACTAGCACAAATTACGGCTGGACCGAGCCGGATGACACAGCCTTCGTTAAAGATGGTGCTTCTGCTATGCGTACTCTAGGCAACGCGATAGATACCACAGTAAACAAAATTGAAAATTTCAAAGGTGAAGTAGTTCATCCTTTTCTTCTTATAGGAGCATAAATGGCGACCACGAGTTACAAGATTTTAGGTCAATCGGCACCTTCAGCCACAACATCGACTGATTTATATACAGTACCTGCCAGCACTGAGGTAATCGTCTCCAGCCTCGTTGTGGCTAATAGATCAGCTACGACGGCTACTTATCGGGTTTCAGTTTCTTCTGACGGCGCGGCATTAACAAACAGTCAATATCTAGTCTATGACGCGACGATTACTGGAAATGAGACTGTAGCACTTACATTGGGAATCACCCTTAATTCGTCAGATGTGATTCGAGTTTATGCATCGACTGGTGATTTGTCGTTCAATGCGTTTGGAACGGAAATCGCATAATGGCCATATCCAGATTAACTGCCCCAAGTAAATGGATTGAATTAGCTTCCAGCAGTCCAACAAGCGGGGCTGTTGTTTCATTTACTTCTATTCCCGAATATAGGGATTATAAATTTGTTGTAAGCGATATGGATACCGCTGCGAGCGGCAGTTATTTATACAACATCAATTTTAATAACGATACTGGTGCAAATTACGGTTATGTATTTAACAATACAAGTATTTTTAGCGCCGGCGGAGACACAAAAATCAAACTAAGCGCTGTCCGTTTAAGTAATTATTTTGACATTTTGATTTTAGGAGCAAATCAAATTTCAAAAGAGATATTTATCAACCACTATGGTTTTACTATTGGTACAGCAATGTGGGATAGCCAATCCACAATTAATCGAATTGATGTAACTGCTCCAACGACGATTAGCTCTGGAACAGTCAAAGTTTATGGGAGAAACTAATGAAACCCCAGATATGGATTTATGATTGTTCAACACATCAAGAAACAGTCCGCGATATGACTGATGAGGAAATTGCTAAGTTTATAGGAAACGATGCAGCCGAAGCTGAGTAAAGCCCTAGTTGAATTGCGCGAGCAGTTTGATGATTGCTATCCCGAAAGAGATCGATCTAGCGATGGCTGGATTGGCGATACTCGTCATTCAGTACGCAAGTCGGATCATAATCCAGACAATAAGGGATGGGTTAGAGCTTTAGATATTGATGCAGATTTAAGAGCTGGTAAGGATGAAATGCACCAAGTAGTCGAGCAGATTAGATTGCTAGGCCGTAAGCGCCTCAGCTACATAATCTTCGATGGAAAGATTGCATCACCTAAATCGCTATGGAAATGGGTAGCGTATAAGGGAGTAAATCCGCATCGCACTCACGCACACTTTTCAGCAAAGAAGAATCAAGACGAAAACAGAGATTTTTGGAACGTTCCATTATTAGGAGGATCTAATGGCTAGAGTTACGATCTCATCTAATAACCTATTTCCCGGTCCTCGCGGTGCTCAGGGACCTCAAGGAGATCCGGGTGGTCCACCGGGCCCACAAGGTCCAGAAGGCCCACAAGGTCCAGCAGGTCCACAAGGTCCACAAGGTATTCAAGGCCCAGTAGGTCCAACAGGTGCAGGTGGAGCACAAGGCCCTAAAGGCGATACTGGTAATAAAGGCGATACAGGAGACACAGGCCCACAAGGCCCTAAAGGTGATACTGGGGCTACTGGAGCTACAGGTGCAACAGGCGCAACAGGAGCGACAGGTGCTTCAGGTGTTGTTTCAGTTACCGCACCTATTACCAATTCTGGTACTTCGACAGCTGCCGTTATTGGTTTAGATACTACAAACCTTGCAACTGCCCTTGATGAGGTCATTCCTACTGACCCAACTGGTGCGTATTTTGATGGGACTGGGTTTCGCAACTATGGAGTTGGCGGTAATTTTTTATCTTCGCCTGATTCCGCTGCTTTAGATATTACCGGCGACATTGATTTGAGAATAAAAATTGCCGCCGATGATTGGACTCCATCTTTATCTAGGTCACTTATTAGAAAATTAGTTGCTACTGGCAATCAACGTTCTTATGAGTTTTGGTTAAATACAGATGGAAAATTACAATTAAGTTCGTCGGCTGATGGAATAACGGTAATTACAGCATCTTCAAGCGTCGCTACTGGCATAACCGATGGTTCAACAAAATGGGTACGAGCAACGTTGGATGTGGACAATGGGTCATCTCAAAACGAAGTAAAATTTTTTACATCTGATGATGGTTCTACTTGGACGCAATTAGGAACAACTCAAACTAGAGCTGGAACAACGAGCATATTTTCAAGCACAGCATTATTAACTATTGGATCTAATAATGATGGTACTGGTTCAGTTGTAAGCGGCACCATCTACCGCGCCCAGGTACTTAATGGCATCGGTGGCACCACCGTATTCGATGCCAACTTTGAAACCGTCCCATCCGACTCCTTCGCCTTCTCCGAATCTAGCTCAAATGCCGCAACGGTGACTTTGACTACGAGTAGATATCATTTTCAAGTCCCAGGAATAGGTACCGGGGCTTTAGGAACTCTTGCAGTAAACGCAAACAGAACTTTTTATTTTCCAATTAAAGTTACTGGAAAACCAATCACTCTAAAACATTTTGCTTTTGAGGTAACAACTGCTCCAAGTTCCACAGCCACAGCTAGAATGGCTTTATATGCTTCTGATGCACAAGGGCAACCGACAGGAAATCCTTTAGCAAATTCTGGGGCGATAACTGTTTCTAGCGCCGCTGCTGCTGTTTATAGAGTTAGAGTAACGCCTACAGCGATTCCTGCTGGAAATTATTTAATCGCTTTTAATATAACTCAATTAACGAGTGTTAGAATTTTTACTTCAGGACTTTTAACTCCAATATTGAATACTATTGGTTCCAATATGATAAATTCATTTTGGGTTGCGCAAACTCTTTCAGGTGATTTTGCTGGTTCGCAATTGAAATGGAACTCCAAAGACACAGGTTCAGCTGCAGGCGGCATCAGATACTGGGTATTTTTAGGATGGTCATAATGCCAAGAATCGTAGATATTAACGTCGAGACAGGCGAAGTGTTTATTACTGAAATACCCGACCCAGAAGGAGAGATCAATGAAACTACTGAACAAGTTGAAGTCACCGAAATTTAAGGCAGCTCTTAAGGATTACGCAGTAGGCGTAGTCGCTGCTGCAGTTGCCCTTGGCATTTCCTTTGCTATGGATTTTGCTCCTGAATACTCAGTCCTAATTGCTGGCATCACAGCTCCTTTAGCTGCTTGGGCTGATAAGAACCGTAAGGAATACGGTCGCATCTAGTGGAGCTCAATGACCTTGCTGCCACTATCGCATCCGTCCTTGGATCAATCGGCTTACTAATCGCTGGCCTGAGATACATCATCAAATTGGAGAATATCCCCATAGTGTCGCGCCTTGATAAAATGGAATCTCAGTTAGAATTGGCCCTAGCGAAAGGGGTCAGAAGTGGCAACTCGAAAGCGCGTAAGTAAGAAGCGCCCTAAAAGAAAACGCACCACAAAAGAAACCCCTTTAATGAAGATTGATTATTGGGCTATCGCTGCTAATGAAGTTTACAAAGCCTGCCGTAGAGCAGGGATGGATGAAGGAACAGCTTTAGCCTTTGCTATGGATCGAAGCTCTTATCCGGATTGGATAGTGCCTGCCGATGACCCAATAAAGAAAATTGGTTGGGAAGATGGCGAGGAAGATAACTAATTTACTTTCGCGAGGTCGAACTCTTTGAAGCTCTTAAGTCGGTTTATCCAGACTTAATTGCAGTATCACCGACCGACCGGCACGATGGGGTCACCCACGATGCCTATATCGAGCTTAAATGCAGGCGTACCCATTACCCAACCCTTTTGATAGAGAAGAAGAAGTGGGATTATTTGGCCGATATAAGGGCTAGAACGGGCTGTAGGACCCTTTACATCAACGCGACACCTAAAGGGATATACCAGTGGGACTTAGGGGCTATAAACGAGCCTGAATGGCTTGTAAGGACTATGGCTGATAAGACTGACTTTGCAGGTGGCAAGAAGGTAGAGAAGCTCGTTGGCTTTTTGGAGATTCAACACTCCGAGCTGCTACTTGTATAAATACATTTAAGTAAATACATTTATCCCACTAAATCCATTTAACGGGTTTAGAAGGGAGAATAAATGATAAATAAACCGAGGGTAATTCAATTTAATACCCAGTCGGGCGCTTGGACCGATGGCGAGCATTTCGTCAAAGGGACAATAATTCGCAGATATGCACTTGAGTCACTTGGGCGCAAGTCTGCTAGAGGTCGATTAAGTAGATCAGAAATCTCTGCTTATTGGCTTGATAAATATGGGGTGAGTGCAGATGTTGCCTAACCTATCAGATGAAGCAGTTGCTTTCATAATCCTTGGAGTTCCATTTATCGGCTTATATATGTATGGTCTTTGGAACTCGTCCAAAGCCAAAGCTTTTAATGAAGGCTATAAAAGAGGGAGATCAAGTGTCCGATACACAGAGATCATTAAGTGAATGGCTTGAAGATGCTGGAAACACATTATTCGACAGGGGTATCGAGTATGGTGACCCGAGGCACAATTTTCTACGCATTTACAAAATCGCGAGAGCACTCGGTATTCAGCTCAGAGACCCATCTGAATTGGCACTTATCGCTATTGCGACAAAACTGTCAAGAATGGTGGAAAGTCCAGAGCGCGAGGATTCGTATCTCGACCTCATTGGATATGCCGCTATCTTGGCTCGATGCAGATTTTCAACACCGGAAGATTGGGATGACGTTGAGTCTGACTCGTAATCCTAATAAGAATCAATACTGCGATTACTGCAAATATCGCTGGGGACAGAATAAGAATGGCTGGGATCTAAGAGCTACAACACCAGCAGTCTGGAAAGTCCAAAGCGAAACACCGCTTCGAAAAGCACAGGTTAGGTTTTATTGCCAGCCTTGCGCGGATGAAGCACAGAACTGGCCAACCGG